TTGGGTCTAACATTTCTAGGTTAACATCTTTTTTGTACCCAGCAGCATAACCCATACGACCTGTAACAGATTCTGCATGTAAACGTACCCATTCCATAACCGCTTGAGAAGCCGAAGGTCCGATTGGGTCTCTAAACTTAACTGTAATTTCACCCCATTTGAACGAACCCGATACATACGTTTCAGTGTTCAAAAATTTAATTTCTTTTTTTGTGATATCGATACTTGGTCTTGACCCACTCTCAACATACCAAGAGTTAATCCCCAAACTTGATTCAAATGTGAATATAAACCTATTTTTTCTTTTTGGTTCATATTGTATTGGCATTTTCATTAACAAACTCATATTGTCAAATTTTTAAAATTTTATTTTTTATTTTATAAATATCTAGTATTAAATTTTTTTCTATTTACTTTTGTTTTTTTTAAAATATATATTCATTATAATAGCTATATATTTAATTATTGCATTTCTTTTCTTCCTCCTTTAGTTAAATATACATTAACTGGATTTTCTTCTGGGTATTCTTGAGATAAAAATTCTTTCATCTTTTCTACATTTTTTGGATCATCGTCTGAAAAACCAATATTTGGTTTCACCCTTCTTTCTCTATATGAAGTATTCATTGCGTCCATAAATGATTCATTATCTAAGACATCGTTTTTAAAAACCGCCTTATATCTTACCCCTAAAGTTTTTACAATATCATCAACCATATCCTGACAGTATGCAATAAATTTTCTCATAGCATCAATTTTTCCTTGTTCAGGATTTGATGCACTTCCAGCACCAAAAGAAACTGGATGAAATTTACACATATCTAAATATTCCACAATCAAATCCTTATCACTATATTCTAAATCCCGAACATTTTCATAGATATCATGTGTGTCTAAATTTCTATATTTTCTTAAATTTTCTACCAATGTTTTTGAATTAATTCCGTTGTGATTTGAAAGGATATAATTTAAACAAGCCTCTTTTAATGTCTCAGGATTATGTCCTCTTGCTGTGATAATTGCAAATATAGAACCACCATTAAGACACTCCACGAAGTCATTCCATGAAGGACCGGGACTTGCAACCATTGAATCAATAATAAACTTCTTATCTCCTTGTACTCCAAAATTTCTAAATGGGTCAGGTGCATATCCAACAATAGTTGTCCCTTTAAAATTAAAAGGTTGGACTCCTATTTCGTGCCTATGTTCGGCAAACTCCTCAGTAGACATAGGGACCTCATCTTCATTTTCACTCATCAAAATTATTTTGGTTGGCATAAAAGCAATGTTGTCATCCCAATCAAATGCGTAGTATTTAAAGTCAGGTCTTCCTTCATCGTCAAAACCTTCATTTAGTCTTTTTTTGTATTGGTTTAATACGTGCTTCCTAATATTCATTTTTTATTCAATTTTACCAACAAAGCCTCCAACTGTGATTCAGTTATGATTATATTTTGTTTTTTATTAGAAAAAGTTTTTTTACCACCCTCTTTAATATTGAAAGTTTCTTTGATTATTTTTTTTTCTATTTTCATAATTATTTTTTTTATAAATATATAAATGGGGAATATTTCTACTCCCCATTTATTTTTTATTTAATTATTCGTCAAATGACGCGCCTGTTGGGGTTATTACAAATTCGATGTCGATATATTCTAACGCTCTTGTTGGCTTTAAAAATATTTTACCCGTTAAAGTATTTGAATCTAAATCCTCTGGTGTGTTAGATACCGTAACTCTAAAGTCAATCAAACCTCTATCTCTTCTAATTTGATCTAAGATTGGGTTTACTGAATCTAAGAAGTCCTGTCTTACCTTATCATCGTTTTGTTCAAACAATAATCTCACGGCCACAGCTGAAATAAGTTTTCTTGCCTGTAGTAACAATCTTCTAACATTAATTCTATCAAGTGCAGACTCTCTAACTTGTAAAGTTTTGTTACCCCAAATTACTGTACCAACATCTGAGAAAGTGGCAATTGGGTTAATTCTACCTTTATAAAGGGTGTCTCTATCGTCTTGAGTAAGTTTCTTACGTGCTTTAATAGCGTTTACTAAACCTCTTGTGTAACCAGCAGATGCGAACCAAGGGAAAGCAATATTGTCGGTTAATGCTAAGTTTTTAGTTACTTCCGCAGTTGGTGGGAGATATATCTGTGTATTGTTAACTGAATCTTTTGTCAGTACCCATGGGTAATATGTTGCGGTGTAGTTAGACTCAATACCTGTATTTTCTAAGTTGTCTACCACTTCTTGAGGGTATATTAAACCTTCATTTATATCACTATAAGTTGGTAAGAACAAATTAAAGTCAGGTGTTGTACAAATGTAGATTGAATCCGCTCTATCATTTTCAGTTACATCAATAGCATTTTCAACTAAATTAGAGTTATTAACATAATCAATACCCGGTGTTACAAAAACATTGATGTTAGTGGCTTCAGGGTTAGCAAATGTTGATTGTCCCCATCTGTACGCATAATAGTCAGTATTCGCCCAAACCTCTTGATTAGGTCCTGTGATTTGTTTAAATGCTCCCCATCCTGTTGCGGTTGGGTATGTTATAGATGCTTCTGCTCCGAATTTATAACCCGATTGTCCTAATTGGAAATTATCTCCGTTTGTTCTATATTCTCTGTAGATATCCCATCCATCGAAACCACCATATGCTAACAAAGTAAATTTACGTGTTCTTAATTGGTAGTAAGCGTTATCTGAATCTGTTGGTTCAGAACTAAATGGTGCAATACCTACCTCAAATGCTGATTGACCTGAAGTCGAATAACCATTTTGTATAGTTACAACACTAGCATTTACGTCCATATGGAAACCTTTTGTCATGTAAGACCAATCAGGACCTGTTGTGTCAGTTCCTAAATTAGCTGGTAATTGTTTTCCTTTATATTCGAAGAAATCACTATCGATACCTGTAATATTTGAAATACCTAAATACGCTTTTAATGGGTTTTCACCATTAGAAATTACAGGATTATCTCCGCCATTTGTTGAACCAAAAGGTGGGTTGTATAACGTATCTCCAGGTTTGTTATATTTTGTTTTGTAGAAAATGTATGGTGATGTTGCGTTTGCATATTTTCTCATTACATAACCTTCAAATCCACAAGGTAGTGCATCTGTAGGTGCCTCATCGTTCATATCTAACATAATATATTTAGATTTAACTTGATATTCACCATTAGATGTACCGATCTTGTTAGCAACGTAATTGTTTTGATTTGGGTCCATTGAACAATTAGTAAAACTTTCTATTACTCTTACATTTTGGTCATTGTCAAAGTAATCTCTAACTAAAACATCGAATGTCCCATTATTAAATGATATATTTGCAATTGATAATTTTACTAATCTATTAGCCGCATTTCCGTCAGAAATAAGTACAAATCTAAATAGTTTATAAACTTTATTACCTCTAAGTTCTGAAACAACATAAGGAGTTTTTGGTGTTTGGTATTGTTCTAAATAAAAACCAATTGATTGTGTGTTTAGAGATTTAGCACTATCTAAAGCGATAAAATCACAATACAATCCTCTAATCTTACCTTCTCTGTAACTATTCAATAATAAACTAGGATAAACTTCCTCCACAAAAAGTGGAACTTCAGTTCTATCTTTTCCAAAGTTACTCTTACCAAATACCTTAGAAATATAATTTGTATTTGATGATTCAAGTGATGTCTCAAAACTAAACGTATCGTTATCAAAAGTTAAACCTGACACTACAAATGATGAGAATGGATCTTTTGTGATTGCAGAATAAACACCAGAACAAACCATTTGTGCGTTTGTTGTTGCGGATACTTCATATCTTGGTCCGTTTTGTGTTGATGAGTAATTTGTTATACCTCTTGAACGAAGAGTTGCTATAATCATATCATCGTAAGTTGAAAAAGGTGAACCTGAATAGACTGTACCGTAAATAGTACAAGAACCAGTATATGTTGTAGTGGTCGCTCCTGTTCCTAAAGCACTTAAAGCGGTACCAAAACTAAAACCTGCGTAACTACCATTACTACCTACTTTACTATAATCAAACAAAGCGTAATACCAAGGGTCGTTTGTTG